AATGGCCACCCAAAGAAAGTAAAATAGATGTTTGACACAAGGGGTAGCATTTAGTAAATTAGACACATGGGAGGCGCGGGGCCGACCAAAACTGGAGAAAATTATGCTGAAAATTACTGACTTCGGTCACAGAATCGACATTTATAATTGGACGAGACGTGTTGCCCTTCCAATGCTAGAAGAAGAAAAATTTATTGATTGGGATCTAGTCTCTGACGACGATGTTAGGGGTCTTCTTGTTGATTTTTATATGCACTTCGATGCCGCTGAGCATATGGATCAGGCTTTATTTACTGAGATTGATGCCTCTGAGATGGCTGAGGCTCTTTTCAAGGTTGCGTTTCGTGGCAACTTAGAAGATATGGTTAATATCCATAATATGCTTTATGGAGCCATGTTTGATGCGCTCAAGACTTTTGTTAATGATCTTGCGGTTAAAGAAGATTTGGGGGTGTGGTAATGACTGAGCAAGATTATATAACTAAAGCTTGGTGCATGTTATCTATGGCTTTGCTCGGAGACTACGAGGAGACCGATAAAATGATGGCTCTTTGTTTCAAAGAAGCATGGCACCGTCACGAAGACCACGTCTGGGACAACTTCGCTAGTCCAGAACACCGGGCTCGTAGGTACGAAGAGCAGGCTATTGGTGACTCTAAGATTGTGGAGGTGGATTATGAATGTAATTAAAACCATCGCTCTGTGTTCAGCTCTAATTCTTTTGGCTTACTTTGTAGGAAGCTTAGATAGCGAGCTTGAGGTTAAGATCCAAGAGCAAGGTTTGTATTGCGAGATGGTCTCTCTCCATATGCAGGACGAGACGTTGGGGTGGCCAGATTACAAGGGAACTTACGAGAGGGCTTGTAAATGAACTACTACAACGAGTGGGATTCATTCGCTGCCGAGTGGCTAAAACAACTAATTAAAGATGGCCTCATTCCAGATGGTGAGGTTGATTCAAGGAGCATCGCAGATGTCGAACCGTCAGATCTCAAAGGATTCACACAGTGTCATTTCTTCGCAGGAATTGGTGGATGGAGCAGAGCCTTACAACTCGCGGGGTGGAGTCCAGACAGACCTGTTTGGACAGGAAGCCCTCCCTGCCAATCCTTCTCCACAGCAGGAAAAGGGAAAGGAAAAGATGACGAGCGACACCTCTGGCCAGTCTTTTTTAATCTCATCCGAGAGTGCCAACCTCCAACAGTCTTTGGTGAACAGGTTGCAGCGGCTATTAGATTCGGGTGGCTCGACGATTTACAAATTGACTTTGAAAAAGAAGGATACGCCGCAGGGGCGTTCGTACTACCATCTGGCGGCATCGGTGCCCCGCACAAAAGGGACAGACTCTTCTTCGTGGCTGACTCCAACAACAAGCGACATGAACGGAGTTCGAGAGATGGACGGCAAGCGCAGCGGGGGTCTGAACACTCAGGCTCAATCAGCGTGGCCGACTCCACGGGTTGCAGACACAAACAATCTGAACAATTCTCCAACAGTCGTCAAAGACCGAGTGACAAAAGGCAGAGCGACAGTAGCAGAAATTGCGAGTCACAACATCAACTCGTGGCCGACTCCAATGCACACGGACGGGAGCAAGGCATGCAACAGGTATCGAGAGAACCATCAAAACGGATTGGGAGCGATGGCATCAACGGTAGATTCTTGGGCAACTCCGACAGCCAGGGACTACAAATGCACGGGGAACATGGAGAATTATATCTTCGGGAGCCCAACGGGGAGGATCAGAACAGACTCAGTTCCGACTCAAGCATATCTAATAGAAACCCCTTGGTCTACTCCAACAGCGACAGATCACAGCAGGGGAACGAAACCGCCGAGACCACAGGACACTGGGATTCCATTAACTCAGCAGGTTTCTGGTCTTTATCCGTGGGCAACTCCGAACACGATGGATCACATGAAACTGAGGTCGGACGAGGCGCTATTGAAGCAAGCGAAAGGGGCAAGGAAGGGGAGTACTTTCCCTTGCAATTTGAGGGAACAAGTCGATCCGAGATCTCAGGAGATATATGCTTCTGGCAAGATTCCACAGTCATCTACTGCCGAGACGGGAAGTACCGCCCCATCCCAACTGAACCCGCGCTTTTCCCTTTGGCTGATGGGATACCCAATCGAGTGGGCATTCTCAGGGGAGCGGGTAACGCCATTGTCCCGCAAGCGGCAGCAGAAATCATAAAGGCTTATCTCTATGATTAACTCAATCGCCTGCATAGCTATGGCTATCTACTTCGAGGCTCGCTCAGAGCCCTTAGATGGCCAAGTAGCAGTAGCCAACACCATCATTAATCGGGTTGAGAGCCCTTACTTTCCAGACACGCCCTGTGAGGTTGTAAAGCAGGGCAGATACTGGGCAGGGCATCCTCTCCGAAATCAGTGCCATTTCAGCTATTGGTGCGACGGTAAGCCAGAAGTAATAGCAGACGAAGGGGCATACACGTTAGCCCTCAGTATTGCGGTAAATTGGCGCAATCTCGTGGACATTACGGGTGGTTCCACGTACTACCACCGGGAGGATGTTGAGCCCTACTGGATTAATGGCCTAAATACCAGGCGTCAAATAGGTCGCCATATATTTTACGGGGAATAAAAACATGAAAGATTATCGAATTGAGGTAAAAGTAAAAAACAACCTGTTGTGGCAGGCAATGCAATCCAAAGGAATCAATAACGGTGCTGAGCTCGCCAGAGAAACTGGCATAAATCAAGGGTTGGTCAGCCGTTATTTGAATCTTCAAGAAAATGTTTATGATCGTTACGGAAATTACAAAAAAAGTTTTCAGAAAATTTGTAATTATTTCAATATGATGCCTGTTGAATTGTATCCAGAAGAGAGAATGAAGGACCCTTTATTAAAAAACAAAGGGGTGATAGAGGTTAGCGGTGCAGAGCTAAAACAGCTCAGCGGTGTAGAGACTAATCCGATGGCCTTAATTCACCAGCAGCAAGTTCAGGAAGCCGTTCGCAGGTTGATTGATCTTATCCCTCCAAGAGAGGCAAAGGTGATTAACATGAAAAACGGAATAAACGATAGAGAGTACACTTTTGCAGAGATTGCAGAAGAAATTGGTGTTTCTGAGGGTCACGTCAGGACAATACATGCTACAGCAATCAGAAGGATGAGATATGAACCAAGGCTGGACGTGGCAGGTATTGATCGTAATTTTATAGGTTTAGAAGAATGATTGAGCTCAGACCTCACCAGGTTGAAATTGTTAACGCCGTCCGAGATTCTCTTCGGAAAGGCAACAAGCGGGTAATCATCCAGGCACCATGTAGCACAGGCAAGACGGTCATCGCAGCGCACCTATTAGAGAGTGCAATGCGTAAGGGTAAGCGAGCAGTAATGCTATGCGACCGAGTGCGTTTAGTGGAGCAATCCTGTAAGACCTTGGATGATGCCGGTCTTGAGGGTAAGTACAGCGTAATGCAGGGAGATCATCCCTTATACGATCCCAGAAAGCTTATTCAGGTTTGTTCAACCCAGACCGCTATGAACAGGACGGACAGTCTTGCCCTGGCTGCGGATCTATTCATCATTGATGAGTGCCATGTCCTGTTTAAGTCTGTCAGAGACTTGATGCTCCGATACGACAATGTTGTGTGGGTAGGACTATCAGCGACGCCCATGAGCAAGGGGTTGGGTGCTCGTGGTTTATTCCAAGACCTTATAACCACCGTTACGACTCCGGAACTAATGGAGCGTGGGTGGCTTTGCAAGACAGAGTATTACGCCGGTCACCAGATCAATCTAAAGGGTGTGAAGTCTATAGCCAACCCAACTGGCGGCACTGACTATGATCCGCGTCAGGTGGAGAGAATCCTGATGGAAGATAAGGTCCTCCAAGGGGATGTGATAGAGAATTTTAAGAAACATGCCGGTGAGACTAAGCGAGGTATAGCGTTCAGCTCGTCAATCGCGCACAGTAAAGCTCTAGTTCAGGCGATGGAGGATGCGGGAGTAAAGGCAGCTCATATCGATGGATACATGAAGCTACCAGAGCGTCAGGTTCTGTTTGATGCTCATGAGGCCGGGGATATACAGCTACTATCAACCGCGAAGCTATTGAATACGGGATACGATGCCAGCTATATCGAGGTCCTTCTGGACATGGCACCCACTAAATCCAAGATACGGTACTGTCAAACAGCAGGCAGGCTGTGGAGAATACACCCCGGTAAAGAAAAAGCGATTTACCTTGATTTCTGCGGCAACGTGAAGAGGCATGGATTTCCTGAGCTGATCTCCGCTGCGGTACTAGACGACGGGTCCAAGAAGTACAACGAGGCCAAGTTACTCAAGAAGGATAAGACCGAGAAAGAGCCTATACTCCACACGTGCCCCAGGTGCTCAAGTCTCTACAAGTTCAGAAAGTGTATGGCCTGTGGTTACGAGCTACCAAGCGATGCCAAGATCTATCACGACGACCAGATCCTGGAGAAGATCGAGAAGCCCAAGATGGAGGACAAGGGGCAGTTCTATCAGGAGCTCCTAGCGTACAGTCTACTCAAAGGCTATTCCCAGGGCTGGTGTGCTCACACGTACAGGTTGAAATTCGGCGTCTGGCCCAAGAATATAGACCGCGTACCAGCAAAATATGTTAGCCAAGAAGTGCTAAATTTTATAAAATACAAACAGATAAAGGATCGGCATGGAAGAGATATTAGAGCGGCTTGAACGGGTGAGGAAAGTGGGTAGCGGGTATAGAGCGAGCTGCCCAGTGCACGGAGAGGACAAGGATCCTAGTCTTAAGATCGATCATAAGGGTGGCAAGGTGCTACTGTACTGCTTTGCGTGTGGTGCCTCAGCGATGGAAATCATGCGATCCCTAGATCTCAGCATAGATCTCTTGTTCGACGAGAAGAGAGAGTTTGTCCGCGACCCGAACTGGCTACTCAAGAAGACGGCCGCAGAGGATGATACACTTATCCTAATCGCGCAGGCCGCTGAACAGAGAGGTGAACGACTCAAGTACGGTGACCGTAAAGCCCTGCAATTGGCATTAGCCAGAAGGGACCAGCGAGAAGCTCACGGCATCGATCAGGTCGTGTCACGTATGGACATAAAGCCTTATGGGTTATAATGGCAAAGAAGTTACCCATTAAAACTAAACCCGGGTCATTTGAGAGGATAATTACCCATGACCACAGAGCTAGGCGGACCGCCCGTAATCGTGCTAAGCGAAGACGATATCAAGAAGGTGGAGAAGATGGCGGCGGTTCTCACCCAGGACCAGATCGCTGACTATTTTGGCTTTACTGCCAAGACCTTACGTAACATCATGAAAAGACAGCCAGAGGTTCGTACCGCCTACAACAGGGGTAAGGCTATGGGCATCATGAATGTGGCCAACAACCTAGTGGTTAAGGCTATGGATGGGGATGTCAACGCGGCTAAGTTCTACCTCTCTCACCAGGCTGGATGGTCCGAGAAGACCAAGACAGAGATCTCCGGAAAGGATGGAGAGGACCTGACCTGGAAGGTAACGGTGGTAAGGCCATGAGTGATCTGTCTCTATACCGAACAGAAGAGAACACAGTTATCTCTTTCTCAGGCGGCAGGACGAGCGCGTTTATGCTGCATAGGGTATTGGAGGCATATGATGGAAAAATACCAGACAACATAAAGGTCTGTTTCTCGAACACCGGTAAGGAGATGCCAGAGACCTTAGACTTCGTCAATGAATGCGCGACCAGGTGGGGAATAGATATTATTTGGCTCGAAAGGTATGCAGATACAGCGCCAGAAGGGCATAAGAACAAGTATGTCTATGAGACTAGGCAGGTCAGCTACGAGACCGCTGCGCGTAATGGTGAGCCGTTTAATCAGCTCTTAAAGGTTAAACGATACGCTCCAAACCCGGTGGCAAGATTCTGCACAGTCGATTTGAAGATCAGGGCTATTCGAGAATACATAGAGACCCTTGGATGGGAGACCCCTTTTGTCTCTTATATTGGGATTAGAGCAGACGAAGAGCGCAGAGCTGCTAAGATGCACGGGAAGATAGAGTCTGGTCAGGAGTGCTATTTACCTCTCTGGCTAGAAGGGATAACCAAGGAAGACATATATAAATTTTGGTCTAACAGTGACTTTGATTTAAACCTGCCCAACAACAACGGGACAACGGATTGGGGGAACTGTGATTTGTGCTTTCTCAAGGGTCAGTCTAAGAAGATGGCCATTATAAGGGAGCGACCAGACCTTGCTGATTGGTGGGCAGATGCTGAAAGCTCCTTGTCTGCACAAGTAGGAAGAGGTGCTTATTTCAGATCGGATCAGCCAAGTTACGAGCAGATGAAAATAATCGCAACAACTCAAGGCTCTTTAGATCTTGGAATAGATGAAAGCATACCCTGCTTTTGTGGAGATTAAACATGAGCACAGGACCCTGGGAGGGCGGCAAAGGCTCTCGACCCCGCAAGTACAACGTAAGCAAGTATCTTGATAACTACGAAAGGATCTTTGGCAATGCCACTAAAGCCAGGTTACAGCAAGAAGACGATCAGCCAGAACATCAAGACCGAGCGAGCAGCGGGAAAGCCACAGGATCAAGCAGTGGCGATAGCGATGAGCACGGCGGAACGAGCTAAGAAGCGTCGCAAGAAGAAGGCCACCTACGAGTAATGCCAAGCCTGCAACTGCCGGATAAGCTACTTCCCTTTCTGGAGCGTCCTAAGCGCTTCTGTGTGCTCTACGGTGGTCGAGGCTCAGCTAAGAGTTATTCAGTCGCTGCGCTATGCCTCATGGCAGCACAAACCCAAGGCATCAAGACAGCCTGCTACCGCGAGTTCATGAACTCCATCGATGACTCGGTGCACTCCCTACTGAAGCAGCAGATTGAATCTATGGAGATCTCAGGGTTCGAGGTGCAGAACAACCAGATTCTCTTCAACGGCGAGCCTGCTTTTAAGTTCCGTGGTCTAGCCAGGAACACAGAGTCGGTTAAGTCTATGTCCGGGTTTAATAGGTTCTGGATCGAGGAAGCCCAGACTATCAGTGAGGAGAGCCTCCGGGTCATCACTCCTACACTACGAGAAGAGGGCTCACAACTCTGGCTCACCGCCAACCCAAGGTCACGCAACGACCCATTCTCCAAACGATTCCTTGTGCCATTCGAGCACGAGCTCAACAAGAACGGTATCTACGAGGATGACCTACACCTGATTGTCCGGGTCAACTGGGACGACAACCCATTCTTTCCTGATGTCCTGCGCCAGGAGATGGAATACGACCGGGAGAATACCTCTGCGGCCATGTTCCGCCACGTATGGGGTGGTGATTACTACGATAGCGTTGAGGACGCGTTGGTAAGCGTAGAGCATTTCGAAGCAGCCATCGATGCTCACATCAAGCTAGGATTTAAGCCAGAAGGCCCCATCATCTGCTCTCACGACCCCTCTGATCTAGGACCAGACGCAAAGGGATATGCCAAGCGCCAAGGCTCTGTGATCCTGGACGTACAGGAGAAACTGACCGGTGACACTAATGAGGGCATGGATTGGGCGTTAGATATGGCTCGCAAGGACAACGCCGATTGGTTTGTGTGGGATGGCGATGGCATAGGACTAGGACTACGCAGACAGGTCATGCAAGCATTGGACGGAACTAAGATTCAGTATGAGATGTTCAGAGGCTCAGAGGGCGCAGAAGACCCTATGCTATACTATGGCGGTGATAAGGGTCGGACCAACAAGGACACGTTCCTGAATCGTCGGGCTCAATACTATTGGAAGCTGAGGGATAGGTTCGAGGCTACATGGCGAGCAGTGACCAAGGGCGAGTACATAGACCCCGAGGAGCTCATTAGCATCTCATCGAACATAGAGTACCTGGACCAACTGAGGTCCGAGGTTACCAGGATCCCACAGAAGCGCAGCAACAACGGCAAGCTGCAAGTGCTATCGAAGGTGGACATGAAGAAGAAGCCCTACCAGATCGAGAGCCCTAACCTTGCAGATGCGTTAATGATGTCGATGTTCAGCCCGAAGGCTATCAACAAACAAACAGTGCAAATCAATTTTAGTGGATGGGGCAAGTAATGGCCGATTACGACGGTAAAGAATACCGAGAGGAAGACGAGGGCACGGACGGTCACCAGAAGGTCCTAGAGCTTCTCCAGAAGGCCCAGGATGCTGATCACGATATGCGTGAGAACGCTCGTGAGGCATTCCTATTCGTAACGAAGAGAGACGGCCAGTGGGAGCCCTACTGGTGGTCCAGTAACACAGCCAAGCCCCGCTACACGTTTGACATGGTCACGCCCATCATCGACCAGGTGGCCGGTGAGCTAGAGCAGGCTGACTTTGATATCCGGGTAAACCCCGCAGGTGGATCAGCAACTAAGGACGTGGCTAACACGTTTGACGGCATGATCCGCAACATCGAGAACATCTCTAACGCCAAGGTCACCTACAACCAGGCAGGCCGTGGCATGGTCACAACCGGCTACGATGGCTGGAGGGTGAGCCAGAAGTACATTGACGACGACTCATTCGACCAGGACCTGGTGATTGAGAAGATCGCCAACTTCATCGACCGGGTATGGTTTGACCCGTCAGCAGAGCTCCAGGATAAGTCAGACGCCAAGTATTGCTTCGTGCTGCATCCCGTAGAAGTGGACGAATACGACCGCAGATGGCCCGAGGGTGGCCGTGAAGGTGTTTCAGACGACCGTGATGGTGACGCCTACTTCGACAAGGCTGAGGTCATCTTGGTGGGTGAGTACCTCTACTGCGAAGAAGAAGAGCGCGAGCTGGTAATGATCAACAACGGCCACGTC